TCGTGGTCGGTTCGGAATATCAATAGTGCAGGCGATTTGATTTCAGGAATCAATCTGGGTGCTAATGGTCATAACCGCCTTGACGGTAAACTGACTCACATCACTGGCGAAACCTTGATTGATAAGGCAGTTATCAAGTCAGCAATGGTTGACAAGCTGAAGACAGCCAATTTTGAAGCAGGTTCAGTCACGACTACGATTTTAGACACTGAAGCAGTGACTGCTGATAAAGTGTTGATGGACCAAGCCTTCGCTAACAAGCTAGTGGCAAGTAATATCTTCACAGATATGCTTGCTGCGAAAGAGGCATTTATCAACAAGCTTCGGTCTGTCGTAGTCACTGCGACATTTTTAGAAGGTTTTCAAGGTAAAATTGGAGGCTTCAGATTTGGTCAATACACAAACAGAAATGGATATTTCATAACAGGAATTAACTCTGTTAGTATTGGGATGGGTAACGGAATGAACGCTGGTGCGAACAGAAACGCATTTTGGGCAAATTGGGGTGAAAGCTTAGACACCCCTGGCCCCAAAGCCTGGTATGTCAACACAGATGGGAAGATGTATTGTAGGAATGATGTAGATTTTTATTCGAAAGTGGATTTCGCAAGTACATCAAAGGTTAATTTCTACTCTAGAATCAATGCTCCGAGAGGAATATGGATTGGCTATGATGATGTGGAAGGCGAAGGGGATAATCCTGATGGTGGATACAATAGAGTTGTCTGGTGGAGTCAAATCGTCACTGGGAAATGGAGACAACACGCTGGAATCACAATCGGTTCGGATAGAAAATTGAAAGAGAATATTGAACCGACATCAGTCAAGGCATTGGATAAAATAAATGCTTTAAATTTAGTCGCATTTGACTACATTAAGGATAAGACTCATGAAGAAACCGGTCTGATCGCGCAAGAAGTGTTAGATATTATTCCTGGTGCAGTCGAGAAATACGAGGGCGAGGATAATCACTTAACAATCAATTACTCAAAATTTGTGCCTTACTTAATTAAAGCAGTACAAGAACTAAATCAAAAATTGGAGGAAATAGCATGAACGAAACACTGGATCAATTAGTGATGAACTCACTAGCAACTAAATTGGCTAAAAGTGAGTTGGAATCGGCTCAAAATGAGGCATTTTACCAACTTGCAACAAGCGAATTAAAAGCAATGAACGAGGTGCTGAAATACGAACCGGCTCTCAGAGAACTTTTCGAAGAAACAAAAGCTAAAATGCAAAAAGGAGAATAGAACATGACACAAACATACGAACTAGCAAATAACCCTTATTTCCGTCAACCAGAGAATGTAACGATTGTTACAATCAAGAAAGAATATGGCCAACGATATAGCTATGAGCAAGCAGGGTTAAGCGGCGACCGTACACACGAAAGCCAGGAAGTGCTTATCCAGGCAGTTCTTGATGTGGTTAAGGCAGAACTAGATCCAGCAAGTGCAATCGTTCAAACGCAAGCGAAACTGGAAGAAGCAACACATAAAATTGCTGAAACTGAAGCGAAACAAACTGCGACAGATGAAGCAGTTAAGCACAATCAAGCCGAAACAGATCGTTATGGTAAAATCATCCATGCGGTTGTTTTAAATGCCGTAGCAGGCAAGACAATCGCTTATGGAACTATCTACAAGGAATTGGTAGAGTTGATTCCACTTGCTGAAGTTGGTAAGCATTATATGGCACATGACTTGATTACTATCGAAGACCCAGCGCACGTTGAAGTGAATGGTGAAGGTAAGCGTGTCTTGGTTCAGCTTAACCGTGAATTTACTTATAATGGCGAATCTGTCAGCGACTTTGCTCGAAATGGTCGTCTTGAAATGGACGGAACAGGCGCAGCATGGAAGTACGAACCTAAAGAATAGAGGTGCCTATGGACATCTTACAATCAGCAGAACATTTCTTCATGAATGTGCTACCAGTAGCGACACCAATCGTCGTAGCTTGGCTTGGATATAAAATGCCGAAGAAGACCAAGGAACAGACAGACCAAATCATTTCAGAATTGAATGATGTCAAGAAACAAATCAAAGATGTCCAGGTTACTGCCGATGAGAACAACACCAAAATTGACGAAGTACAAGAGAAACTGAAGTTACACGACGAGGCGCACCTGGTAACTATGAGGATGCGTCTTGATCGTGATATTCGCAGAGCTATCCGACGTGGGTTTACCACAAAGGACGAGTTCTACGTGGTCGAAAACATGCACAAAAGCTATAAAGCTCTTGGAGGCAATGGCTACATTGACCACTTGTACAACAATTTTGAAGCATTGCAGATTAGGGACGACATTTTAGTTGAAGACGAGAAAGGAGCAAAGAATGGCTTATGTTCGTAATTCAACGAATCTTAAACAAGTGGACGGTGGATTTTTAGTCAAGCAAGGCGATGTAGCTTCCACATTTGCCTTTTCTTTGCTCGACGAAAATCATGAGCCGATTCCACAGCTTGAAGGACAAGAGGCATCTATCACGTTGACGAGAGGCAAGGAGCAATTACGCAAAATGGCAGTCGTGACAAATGGTGCAGTTACTTTTAATCTAGGTATGATTTTACCTGCTGGCTTATATCAAATCGAGGTATCAGTGGGGGGATATACATTCCCAAGCGACGACTCGACTCAAATCCGAATCACAAAATCGGATAAGAATCTGGTCACAAATGAAATCCACGATCTCAAGGAGCTGGATATCGCAGAAGAAGTTAAGAAACAGCTTGCAGGAAAGACTGTAGGCAGTGATGGAACAGTGGGTCAGGAAATCCCAGACTTGCTCACGTATTATAATATTGGAAAGGTGTAGAAAATTATGGATACAAGTAAATGGATTGCATTCGCTCAGGCATTGGGAGCGGATAACAAGGTAATGATGCAGTTAATCAATACGAAGATTGACAATGCTACTTTAAAGCAGGCTATCGAACAAGCTAAAACTGCAGTGAAGAATGATATTTTAGGCGAGGGTGTCCCTGAAAACCTCGATACACTAAAAGAAATCGCTGAGAAGATTGCTGCAATGAGTGGAGATACCGAAGGTGCAGTCGTGCAAAAACTGGCTGACCTCGGTCGTCGTATTGACGAGTTTGCCAACCTCGACCTTGTCGCAACCTATAACGCAGCGAAAGCGTGATTGCTATGAGCAATTTAGAGGAATTTGCTCAAGCAGTCGGTCGGGATGTGAAGGTGCTGAACCAAAAGCCTGAACCAAGGCTGACCTTGACAGGAAATACTCTTGGTATCACGGGAGGCAACAGGGTCACTCTGCCACTACCAGAGAACGTAGGGCATGAAATCCGTGGTACAGGCTCACCAGAAGATCGTATAACGGCCGAAATAGGGACGACCTATGTAGATGTCAATGCGACGAATGGCGCTCTCAAGTGGATTAAAGAGAGCGGAAATGGTAACACGGGTTGGCGTGTCTTGATTGGTGATACTGGATGGAGAACGTTGAATGCTTTGTCCTTAACAACCGAGAACAACAAAAAATCTGAGGTAAAAATTAGAAGAGTAAATAATTTGGTTAGTTTTTCATTTGGAGGCTTAGATTGGGGATATTTTGGAATAATTAGACGTGGAGCCAAAGGTTTCGCTGGTTTCCGAGGGGACACTAGCGCTATGATTTTAGGAAATGGAGGGATTCCTGCAGGTTTTAGGAGCGAAGCGTCATTAGTCGGCAATTTATATTTAAATCTTGAGTTAGCTGGGAATTTGTATCTAGGCGGAAAGTCTGACGGGAATTACATGCTGTTAGGGTTTTTCAAGCCAATACCAACAACAAATGATATCACAAACATTCGTGTAGGCTTAATTAGCTATCTAACAGACGACCCATGGCCAACAATATTGCCATAATAGAAAGGAAAATAATAAATGATTAACTGGAAAGTACGATTTAACTTTAAAAATAAAACATTCTTATTGCGAGTGGCATTCGCATTAGTTTTGCCAATTCTCGCATATTTCAATCTCAAAATGGAAGATTTGGTTAGTTGGGGAGTTATCTTTGACTTGCTAGGAAAATTTTTCTCAAACCCTTATCTTCTTGGTTTGACGATTGTAAATATTCTAAATATCATTCCAGACCCAACCACAGCAGGGATTTCGGACAGCAAACGTGCACTCGAATACTACGAACCAAGCGAAGACTAGGAGAGAACAATGAAGAAAAACGATTTATTCATCGACGTATCTAGCCATAATGGATACGATATTACAGGTATTTTGGAGGATATGGGTACACAGAATACTATTATCAAAGTTTCTGAAAGTACAAGCTATATCAACCCTTGCCTGTCCGCTCAAGTTGAGCAATCAACCCCTGTTGGATTTTATCATTTCGCATGGTTTGGAGGTGACATTGAAGAAGCCGAACGAGAGGCACGCTACTTTCTTAATAATGTACCTCAAAAAGTAAAATACTTGTGTCTTGATTACGAAGATCACGCTAGTGGAGATAAACAGGCAAACACAGATGCTTGTATTCGCTTTATGGAAATCCTCAAAGAAAACGGCTATGAGCCAATCTATTACAGCTACAAGCCATTTACACTTAATAATATCTATTATGAACAGATTCTTGCAAAATTCCCAAATAGCCTTTGGATTGCAGGATATGGCTTGAACGATGGGAACGCTGACTTTGAATATTTCCCATCCATGGATGGTATTCGCTGGTGGCAATACTCTTCAAATCCTTACGACAAGAACATTGTTTTACTAGATGATGAAGAAGCTAAGCCCAAATGGAAAAAAAATGATACTGGATGGTGGTATGAATACCCCAATGGTGCTTATCCAAAAGAGGAGTGGGAAAAGATTGATGGTATCTGGTACTACTTCGACGAGAGAGGTTATTCAATAGCTTCTCGCTGGTTGAAGGATGATGGCAAATGGTACTACCTCAAAGAAAACGGCGCAATGGCCGTTGGTTGGGTGCTTGTGAATGGCAAATGGTACTATCTTGATGCTTCAGGAGCAATGGTCACTGGCTGGGTTCAATATAAGGACAAACTATACCATCTCAAAGAAGAGAACGGAGCAATGTCTTCAGAAGAACTTGTTAAAGTTGAAGGTGGCTGGTACTATGTCAATGAGGATGGCAGTCGTTCAGATAAACCAGTGTTTACTGTCCTGCCCGATGGTTTAATTGTTACCACAAAATAAAATAAAAAACAGAAAGACTAAAAAATTATTACACTAGATCGCAGGCTCACGCTTGCGGTTTTTTTTGATACCCAAAATGATACCCATAATTATTGACTATGTAATTTTACGGTGATTTTTGGGAATGTAACTTGTTGGTTTTTCAAGGTTTTGAAGGCTATTGCATAATAGTTTCCTTTTATTGCAACAACAAGTTTCTGTT